TCATGAAAAATTACGTAATGACGATTGTTATGTTGCTTGGCATGGTTGCTCTTAATAGTGCTCATGCCCGGCCACACATTTCTAATGACACACCTATTTCGCTAGAGCTTACAGTCGATAAAGAAAAGACCGGGCCTGCTAGCTACAATCCTGTTTGGATAATTGAGAGAGAAAATCCTCAAGTCATGCAGAAATTTATTTGGATTCCTAAAGAAAATGGCGAAAGCCTAATCGTAGAGGCAAATAGTAGTGCACTTCTTAGGCTAGCCTGGAATACAGATACTTATAAACATGACAACCAAGAAAAGTCAAAGACGAATTAAAGAATGGGGCGGAGTTCCTGGTAGAAAAGACTCACAAGTCTTTGCTGGGGGCTTGGGCGCACACCCACTTCCACTAGTCGACGGTGTAGACGTTGACATATATCTGGCTAGTCTAGACGACAACGTTGCAGGACAGCATGGGAGCAAGCAGAGGTTTGCTGTTGAAATCACAGTGGAACAAGACAAGGATCTTGAGCCTGACCTTCGTACATTCAACGACGAAGAAGAGGCTGTTCTTTATGCTCGGAAGTACGTTGACTTTTTGATGAAAGTCTTAAACAACTCTTAATCTGTACAACACGCGCTTTCAATCTATTATATTTTTATGGCGCGAAAAAAGTCAGTGAAGTTCGAGCCTCCCGGACCCAAAGAGATGATGGGTTATAAAAGGGGAGACGTTGTTTATTGCCACAGATATCCGGACGGCTTATTAAGTCAGGGTACGATCAAGTGGTTTCATGAAGAAACATCAGAGGGGCCTGGGTTTACATTTATGTGTACTGTAACCGGTTCCTATAGAATTGCCCTAATGTCTTCTATTATTCCCAATCCTACAAAGCAGCAGATCGCCAAGGTGAACAATGCTGTTATGAGGAAGATAAGGACTAGTAATCAGAAACCAAAGACTAAGTGATGCATCGCTTTTTTGTGTGCATCTACTTTCTCTTCTGGCTTTGGAATCGTAGCCATTAGTGACTGAATCGATGTGAGCGAAGAAGCTAGAGCAACATGTTCGAAGTTTATCATTGCGGAGTGAACAATCCCAATGATCTCGCCGTCTTCATTTAACACTGATGACCCTGATGATCCTGGGCGGGCTGGCAGTGTATAGAAGTAATTACCTCTAGCATCGCTTCCGGAATATCTTCCTTCGAAGTGAAGTTTAACACCAGGATCGCCTGGGCTGAATATGCCAAACGGTGCCGCGATATTATAAACTCTAGAACCTACCTTTGGCATGTCTTCAGCGACCGGAACTACACGATCAGAGCCCCATGCTCCATCGGACTTAATCAAGCACACATCGTTTAAGTTATCAGTAGCATGTACTGTTGATACGTGTGATATGCCTTCACCGTCAACAGCTGTTATTGTCGATGTTTGCTTAACAGTAATGTGTGCGACGATGGGAGGACCTCCGTCACGAGAATTCATCGGAATATTAAAAGAAGACTCAGATGGGTGGTTGCATACGTGATCTGCAGTTAAAACGTATGTCTTGTCATTTACTACTTTGACAACAGTTCCTGACCCTCTTGTATCTATTGTTTTGGGCGGAAGCATCGTTAAAAGGCCCGCACAATCTTCACCTGTGCCTGCTACAACACATTTAGTGGGTTCTAGCTTTAGGCTTACCTGTATTAGAGCAAAGGAGGGTGGTTTATAAGGTTGTGTATAACTTAAATTACAAGACGCGCAACCAGAAAGTGTTGCGCAAGAAGTTAAAATGATACTCGTCCACGCAAAGAAAACGAATAATGAGAGTGATTTTATACGACGATAGGGGTCCATTTCGCAAGCTCGTTTGTTCTATTTCCTAAGTATGGAACATTTGTATTATGTGAGAAAAATTGTATTACGTTCTCTCCCTCGCACAGTATTTTTTCTAAAAAAGAGGGAAGAAAATGTACGCCACAAAAGACAGCATTGTTCTTTTTGACATGGACGGAACGCTAACAGAAGCTAGAAAGCCGGCACAATGGGATATTGTAACTGCGCTTAAGACACTTTCTAAGAGTGCTGATATCGGGATCGTGACAGGTAGTCCTATGTCTTATCTTGAGCAACAGTGTGCAATATTGTGGGAAGAAATCGGGTCTGTCTCGGTAGACAGCATATCTCTTTTCCCCTGTAACGGCACACAGCATTACGAATTTGATAGACCTACAACATCTTGGAAAGAAGTCTATAGGACTAACATGAAGACGTACATGGGACTTGACAACTATCGACAGTTAGTCAGAGAAATAATATCCCTTCAGGCGTGGTATTCAGACAACAATCATGACTTGCCTCTTACCGGCAACTTTATTTCTGATAGAGGCAGTATGATTAATTGGTGCCCTGTAGGACGGGACGCCAACGATAATGAGAGGCTAGAGTTCGTAAATTTTGACTTAGCAAATGAAACCAGGTCCACCCTAAAGGAGGAGCTTTTAGAGTCTTTAGACCACATTGGAATAGAAGGCATTGTCTGTACGCTAGGGGGCAATACGTCCATAGACATATACCCAGAGGGCTGGGATAAAACATACGTCCTGCGTCACTTATCTTCGTACAAAAAGATATACTTTGTTGGCGATAAGTGCGAAGGTAGCGGAAATGATAGGGCACTGTATGAAGCTCTAATCCCCGGTGAAGAAAGTTTTAAGACTGACAGCCCTAGCACTACAATTAATATTATAAGCGACTTATCTAAGAGGGTGTAATGTCGGCATATCAAATGATTCAGTCTGATGCTTTCTCTCCTCATGATCTGTGTGAGGTTCAAATACACGCCTCCCACAGATGTCTGCACTTTAACAATCCCAGATACATGGAAACTGCTATTGAAAAGTCAGGTCTTTCTAGCATGCTGTGGTCTTTTCTTTCTTTGCCTGCCTGTGAAAAACACCCAATAACCCTGCTCCTTAAAGATTTGATGGGTACAAAAAAGTTTGATCTTCCACACATGAAGACAACAATGAAAGAGCACTACCAGCGTATTCCTGGGATTAGAGTAAATGAGTTTGCTAGAGATAACAAGCGTGTTACTGTGGCTTTTGAGATGACTTTTTGGGCAACTATAGGGCAGCTTAAACTCTTAAAGGAGGCTGACGTTCAACGCATGAGCATCGAGGTGCATACTGCAGTAGGGAAGATGCAGATATGAATAACACAGAGTTTAAGAAAAAGATATCGACAACATTTGGCCCTCTAAGCAAGGAACACTCTTTGGCACGCGAGCTAGTGAAAAAAGCAGAGAAGTGGGACAAGTACGAATACGAAAGATATGGCCCTCCAAGTCAGGAAAAAGAAAAGATCCGCCGCGCAGTTCCCAACCCGCCAGGGGGTTGCGCGGCGACAACAGCTGCTGATCGCTCGCAGCAGCAAAATTCATCTTGGATGCCTAATGATAGAGAGATATTTCGGGTTACGTGGTCTTATCTGTTCGCTCGGGCAGGATGGATATTCATGGCATATATTGCAATGTTTGGTTTTCTTGGGCTAATGTTTTTGGCAATGTACATGATAGCAACTTAGAGTAGAATTATTTAGTGCCACCGTAGCTCAGTTGGTAGAGCAGCTGATTTGTAATCAGCCGGTCGGAGGTTCGAGTCCTCTCGGTGGCTCCATAAAGGGAACCATGTTTAGAGACCCACACAACTTACCAAAATGGTTTAGCAAAAAAACAGAGATTAAAGAATCTCCAGGGATGGGTTTGGGTGTCTTTGCAAAAGAGAAGATCGAAAAGCATGAGATCTTTGAAAGGGCGCCTGTTTTAATATTCTCAGCGGATGTATTTAAGATTCTAAGAGAGACGCCAGAGTTCGCCGGCAGAAATCATATTCTTAACTCATATGCTTTTTCTTGGGTACCAGGTGAGTGCTGCGTTGTTTGGGGGAATGGATCGCTGTATAATCATGGAAACGGTGGGGACGCAAACTGTAGCTACAGAATGCAAACAAAAATTCCTTGCGTTGAGTATTATGCGAAAAGAGACATTCAGGTCGGGGAAGAAATACTAATTCATTATCTGCGAGGTAGATGTGACATTGACTTTTGTGAAGATGGCACCTGGTTAGAAGCAGACGTATCAATTAGCAAGTCAGGTCTTACTGCACTTGACGGTGATTGGAAAGAGACTTAGTCGCAAAGTAACTTCATATGAAAGTCAAAACATCGAAGAAGTTTGAACTATCCTTCGAAGACAGTGAAGTCATAGACTCACTAGTACATTGGCTTACTCGGGTGAGGTCTCGTACAGACACAATTGAATTAGCATCTCTTATTCGCAATAACGAAGTTCAAATAGTTCGCAAGGGAAGTCAAACAATACTTAGATTCGAAATGGAAGATGATTCCAGTGAGATCTAAATGTACGAGTACAAAGCAGTTATAGTTTCTGTTTACGATGGTGACACAGTCACAGCCGATATCGATCTGGGTTTTGAAGTGTGGTTGAAGGGCCAAAAACTCAGGCTTCTAAACATTGATACACCTGAGGTTCGCGGTGCTGAAAGGGCTGAAGGGCTGGTCGCAAGAGACGCTTTGCGGAATAAGATACTTGACAAAACTGTCATCATCAACTCGACAGGTAAGGGTAAATACGGCAGATGGCTGGTAGAGATATTTTTAGAGGAAGAAAATATCAACAACTGGCTCCTTACAGAAGGATATGCCAAGCCCTATTCTTAAGAACTATTTCTAATACTTTTCCACTCCTCGGGTTATTATTGATATGAAAAGGAGTGAGTCTTGTACAGAACTGTCGTTATTGATCCGCCGTGGAAAAAGTCAAATGGAGGAATAGGTCATGCAGGCCTACAACCTTCGACACACTACGACGTACAAAATAAGCGTGAAATTGTTAAGACAATTAACGACTGGATAAACCACCATGTTGTTGCACCAGAAGCACACATGTACATGTGGACAGTTAATACATTTTCTGCAGGATCTGATCAGGGCATTCTCCCGGCGCTTTATGTTTGCGAAGAGTTAGGATTCAAACCTATTACTCTTATACCCTGGGTCAAGTCTAATATTGGAAGCCCAACACCGTACGGAATGAGATATACTGAGATGTGCATTTTTGCTGTGCGATATCGAAAGGGTATGGGTAAAAACACCAGATACTCGGGCACTGACCAAGTAGAGTCAGTACCTAACGGGAAAGGACTATGTAGCTCAAAAGACTTTATTAGCGCACCACGAAGGCAACACTCTAGAAAGCCAGAAGAGTTTTATTCGTGGGTAGAACAAAGAAGTAGAGGGCCGTACTTGGATCTTTACTCTAGAACAACACGACCCGGCTGGACCAGTGAAGGAAACCAGGTCGGTACGTGGAATGTTTAATTTAATACGCGGGTGTAGCTCAATTGGTAGAGCGTCAGCCTTCCAAGCTGAATGTTGTGGGTTCGAGTCCCATCACCCGCTCCATCTATTTCAAAACCAAAAGAGGTAAAAATGAAATTTGTTAAGAGGAACAGTCACAGAATGTCGTCAGACGAGATGACATCTGAAGATGCTGCTGAGGCTTTGGCGGCATTGATGGAAATGTCAGGTGGCACAGCTTCACCCATGGGCATGCCTGAGCCGCCGTCGAAAGGTGTAGAAGTCGACGAAAATAGAATTTACTTTTATGCACCCGTTACAGACAACACTGTTTTAGAGCTTAACAAAGTTTTAAGAGCGCTAGATATAGAAATGCAAGTCCTCGCGCTTCGTCTTAAGATTTCTAAAGTCCCTATTGAGTTGCACATCCATTCCGGCGGCGGCGACTTATTTTCCGGACTAGCAGCTGTCGATGTAATTCGAAGCCTTAAATCACCTGTTCACACTTTTGTCGAGGGATCTGCTGCTAGTGCAGCCACCCTCATGAGTCTTGCAGGTGACAAAAGATTTATGTACAGTAATTCTTTCATGCTCATTCATCAGATATCGTCACTGATGGTTCATGGTACACACGAACAATTTAAGGACGAGTTTGAGAATCAACAAAAGCTTATGAATAAAATTCGTCAGCTTTATATTGACCGGTCTAACATGTCTCCGGAACAAATCGACGAGATTTTGGTTCGTGACTTGTGGCTTGATGCTGATAAGTGTCTTGAATACGGACTAGTTGACAAAATTGTCTAACAAAAAACTGGAGACCCCATGAACTACAAGAGTATCTTTCCATACCCAGAAATTAGAGAGCAGCAAAAAGAAGCAATTGACTTTAGCATTAAGTCTCTTCTTGATGACGAAAAACGATTTGTTATCATTGAAGCCGGTACTGGCGTGGGTAAAAGCGCGATCGGATACACTGTCGCGAATTATGTTAACCGACATATGTCAGCCCACGAAAAGTTTGTCGACGGCTCTCTTTTCGTGACCACACAGAAGATTCTTCAAGACCAATACATTAAAGACTTCTCTACTAAGGGAATGAAGTCTATTAAGAGTTCGTCTAACTACATGTGCTCTTACAAGAAGGGCAACACATGTGCGGATAGCGGCAAAGAACTTCGAGTTGAGGACAAGAGCACTAAGTTTTACAAGGCTTGCACTTTTAACTGCGTGTATAGGAAATCAAAAGAGTCTTTTCTTTCATCTAAGAACAGCGTTACAAACTTTCCCTACATGCTGACAGAAGCTACGTACTCGAAAGGTATTAAGCCAAGAAACCTGCTTGTTATTGATGAGGCACACAACGCCGAGTCTGAGCTTAGCAAATTTGTAGAAATTACAGTCACTGATCGTTTTGCAAAGTCAATGCTTAAGTTGCGAATGCCCTATCTTAAGACACAGTACCAGGCCTACGCATGGATTAAAGACACTTACTTTCCTAAGCTTGAGTCTTATAAGAAACACGTGACTTCTATGATGGAAAAGTATTCAGGTCTCAAGAGCAAGCTTAAGGATTTCGTAACACTGGCCCGTCAATTAGAGCTATTGGATGGACATCATGCAAAGATTAAAAGATTTCTAGAGATTTACGACTCTGATAACTGGGTTTTTGAGGTTATCGAAGCAGACGGACGAAAAGGAAAGCGCTTACAGTTTAAGCCTATTGATGTTTCACCCTACTCAGAAGATATCTTGTTTCGCCTTGGGCGAAAAATTGTCATGATGTCGGCAACCATTCTAGACAAGGATGGTTTTTGCAAGACTTTGGGAATTGACCCTAGTCAAGCTGCATTCATATCTTTGGCTTCGCCTTTTCCCACAGAGAATCGACCTATCTTTTCTTTCTCAATTGGCAAGATGTCTTTCAAGGAAATTGACAAAACTCTTCCTAAGCTAGCCGAAGCTATTGAAAGTATTCTAGAACAGCATAAGAACGAGAAGGGTATTATTCACGCACATTCTTACAAAATTGCGAACTACCTTAAGCGCAATATCAAGTCTCGAAGAATTCTTATTCATGACTCGACCAACAGAGAAGAAGTGTTAAGTAAGCACTTGACATCAAACAAACCTACAGTGCTTCTCTCTCCTTCAATGACAGAAGGTGTTGACCTTGTCGATGAGGCCAGTAGATTTCAAGTAGTGTGCAAGGTTCCATACCCATACCTTGGAGATAAGCTGGTGAAGAAGAGGATGAATAAGTGGAAGTGGTGGTATCCGCTACAGACTGCAAAGACAATTGTGCAGTCTGTTGGCAGAAGTGTTAGAAGCGGTGAAGATCATGCAGTAACTTACATTCTAGATTCAGACTGGGGTTACTTTTATTCTAGAAACAAACAATATTTTCCAGAGGGGTTTAAGTCATGTCTCAAAAAGTAAGCGGTGTATTCACAGATATCAATGGATTCAAAGAGTACTTAGACACCTGGCACAAGAACGCTCAAGTCTTTGCAACTTCAGGCGGATTCGACCCGGTTCATGTGGGACACTTAAGATGCTTCGAAGAAATGAAGGTCATTGCAGACCACCACGACCAGGATGCTGTTACAGTGGCGATAGTTAACGGAGATGGGTTCTTAGAAAGGAAGAAGGGGTTTGCCTTCATGTGCGAAGAAGAACGTTTAGAGATTATTTCTGGATTCTCTAGCATTGACTACGCAGTTCTTTGGAAAGATGAAAGTCAAACTGTTTGCGGCGCTCTTGAGATTATCCGCCCTAACTTTTTTTGTAAAGGTGGTGACAGGGACTCGTTTCAAAATGTTCCTGAGTCTAAAGTATGTGAAGATATTGGGTGTGAGGTCCTATTTAACGTAGGAGGGGGCAAAGTACAAAGTAGCTCTTCTCTCGTTGACAGGATGGAAAAGTTTGGCAAACGTACTATCGATATTTGATTTTGATGACACACTTATCAGATCAACAGCGCGTGTAAGAGTAATACACGGCGATGGAACAGAAGAAATGCTCAGCTCAGGTGAATATGCTGAGTACAAACCTCTACCTGACGATGAATTCGACTATTCAGAATTCGATGCTTACCCGCCCGGTGCAGAGCCTATTGATTCCACCTTTGGCGCACTAAATGATGCTATTAGTCAGCATGGTGCTCAAAACATTGTAATTCTTACTGCACGGGCTGCCGACAAACCGGTCCGTCAATATCTTCAAGACCAGGGTTTGACCGGGATTGATGTCCAGGCAATGGGAGATGCGGATCCACGCGCGAAAGCTCAATACGTTATGAATCGACTTAAGCAGGGAGATTATGACCTGGTCCACGTATATGAAGATAATGCTAACAACATTAGAGCAATCAAGAGAGTTGTTGACGACTCCGGAGTAAGATTTCAGTCCACACTGGTTGCAGAATCTCGCATGAAGCGAAGTCTTAAAAAAATTATTAGACAAATTCTAAGGGAAGACAAGATGTCCATTAAGATCACAAAAAAAAAGTTACCTGACGGCGCTGGAATTGTCGTTGTGAAAAAAATTGACGAGCAGTGGAAGGTCTTAGGATTACGCCTTTACGGTTCTTATGATATTCCCAAGGGAGAAATTGAAGAGGGTGAAGACCAATTTAATACTGCTATTAGAGAAACGCTAGAAGAGGCTAGCATCACAGATCTTAATTTTCGATGGGGAAAAGAACCTATCGTAATTTCCGGAAAAGCCAACATTACCGTTTACTTGGCAGAAACCAGCCAGGATCCGGCGATCAAAAAGAATCCTGTTACTGGAATCTTTGAACATCATGCAGCTGCCTGGCTCGACTGGGACTTTATGGAAGACAAAGTATACAGTTACCTTAAGCCGGCTATAACTTGGGCAAAGGATACTGTTAATAATACATGAGATATTTACTGTGGCAAATCGCAGACCATACTTATAGTGAGTACTATGTCAATATTTAGAGAACACAATACAAATGCTGACCGGTCTGCTTCAGACCGACGTCGTCATAACAAGAAGATCGAAGACGCGATTAAAGATGGCGTCCACAATATTGTTGCAGAAGAATCTATCATTGGACAGGATGGAAAGAAGAAAATTAAGATCCCTGTCAGAGGAATTAAAGAATATAGATTTATCTACGGTGACAACAACCAAAATAAGAAAGTTGGATCTGCACCCGGCAAAGATATCAAGCGAGGTCAAAAGATTGGTGATGCTCAACAGCGACAGCAGGGCCAAGGAAACAAGCCGGGCGACGAAGCCGGGGAAGAATACTACGAAGTAGAAATTACTTTAGAAGAGCTTACCCACTACCTGTTTAACGATTTAGAATTGCCCGATCTCGAAAGAAAGACAATAAAGAATGTCACGGGCGAAAAGTGGAAGCGTCACGGCTATAGAAGCGAAGGTATTCGGCCACGCCTGGATAAAAAGAAGACTGCAATTAATCGAATTAGACGCAAGAAAGCGGCAGAAAAGAGAAAGGCCGAGGAGGGCGAAGACTTTGATGAAGAGCGGTTCTTGTACAATCAGAACGATCTAAAGTATCGCCACATTAAGAAAACACAGAAAGAGTCTTCGAATGCAGTAATATTCTTCTTGATGGATATTTCAGGATCGATGACACAGCAGAAAAAGTTTTTAGCGCGAAGCTTTTACTTCCTTTTGTACCACTTCATTAACAACAGATACGAAAACTGTGAAGTTGTTTTTGTAGCTCACGATACTAACGCATACGAAGTAGACGAAGACAAATTCTTCAAGCGTGGTAATAGCGGAGGTACTATAGTTTCATCTGGTCTTGAAAAAGTCAATGAAATAATCGACAAGAGGTTTCATCCTGCTAGTTGGAATGTTTACTTATTCCAGTGTTCTGATGGTGATAACTGGCCTTCAGACTTGGCAGCAACAGTGAAGATGGCAGAAATACTCAAGAGCAAGTGCCAATTATTTGGATACTGCGAAATAGAGCCTGATAGCGATAGGCTTAAGTGGATATCAGAAGGGTCTCGCATGTCAACAACTTACGAATCAATTAGAGACAAACGCCTTAAGATTGTAAAGATCCACCAGAAAGAAGACATTTGGCCTGCATTCAAAAAGCTTTTAGGTAAAAGAATAGCAATGCCCATGGGATCAGGAGGGACAGACTAATGTTTAATGATGATTGGAATGTCGACTTCCTTACAGAGTGGGATGACAAAATTATCGATCTGGCTCAGTCGGAAGGCTTAGACTGGTATCCTATAAACTACGAAATTTGTGACTACTACAGTATGATTGGTCACATGTCTTACCATGGCATGCCTTCTCATTATGGTCACTGGTCACACGGAAAACAGTTTGAGGTAACACACCAGAAATATAATATGGGTCAAGAGGGATTACCTTATGAGCTCATTATTAATAGCAACCCATCTATTGCCTACCTGATGCGAGAAAACCCAGCGTACTTACAACTGTTAATCATGTGTCACTGTGTAGGACACTCAGACTTCTTTAAGCACAACAGGATGTTTAAGGATACAAGAGCAGAGACAGTTATTCAAAGATTTAGAAATGGGAAGAAGCGGATTCAGAAGTACGTAGAGAATCCCAACATTGGAATTGAAAAGGTCGAGAGAATTATTGATGCATGTCATGCCGTACAATTTCAAACAGACAGATATCCGTTTCTTAAAAAGTCGGAAGCACAGATTAAGCAAAAGTATGTTGACTTAATTAACAATGACGAAACAGGTCAGTACAAAGACTTTGACATTAACAAAGTACCCTTGGAGCCCAATTACGACGTCTTAGAGTTTATTTGTAATCATGCAAATTTAGAACCATGGGCGCAGGACATCATCGAAATATGCAGAGACCAAGCAAAATATTTCATTCCACAGATTCAGACAAAGATAATGAACGAGGGATGGGCCTCTTTTTGGCACTATCGCCTAATGCATAAACTTGACCTCCCACAGGAGTATCACATTCCCTTTCTTAAAAGCCACAACCAGGTTGTTCGTCCTCATATTGGAGGCTTAAATCCATACCACTTGGGATTTGAGATGTTCAAGAGGATCGAAGAGCGGTATGGGCTAGAAGAATGTTTCCTTGCAAGAGAAACTGCACATGATGTTTCATTTTTAAGACAATATCTTACACAAGAGGACTGTTACGATTTAGGATTGTTCAGCTACTCAAGGAAGAAAGATCAATACGAGATTACGGATATATCAGACGAAGACGGCTGGAAGGAAGTGAGAGACAATCTTATTTCTCAAGTCGGAACAAACGGCATACCTGTTATTTACGTTGACGACGTTGAAGATGGAAACATACTAGTACTAAGGCATGATCATGACGGAAGAGATATAGATTTGACGCACGCAGATGAAGTTGTCCTTCACATAAGTCACTTGTGGGGTGACGTCGTAAAACTTTACACAGAAGTCGAAGGCGACATTTGGGAAATATGAAAATCGGAGAACCATACAATGGCTACTAAGAAAAACAATAATCAATTTTTAGATCTGATTCAGGCACAGAGAAGCAAAAAGAAGAAGCAAAAGTTTAAGGGTTCTCTTTTAGACTATCTTGACCTGGTAAAGAAAGATCCGGACATCACACAACTGTCGCACAAGCGACTATACAGAGCCATCTTAGACCATGGTATGCAGACAATGCCTGAGTCTGATGGTCGCAAGAATAAGATTTTTGATGGTGACAACATTAAAGTGTATGACTATTTTCAGTCAGAGTTTTTTGGTCACGAGCGAGTAATTGCTAAGATCATGAGGTTTCTTAAGTCAGCTGCGAATAGAGGGGAAGAGAGTCGACAGGTACTTCTTCTTATGGGCCCTGTTGGTGCTGGTAAGTCTGCCCTCACAGAGCATATTAAGAGCTCAATTGAGCAGTTGACGTATTATCACCTTGAGGGCGACCCGCAGAGAGGCGAGCCGTTGCAGTTAATCCCAAGAGGACTTCGGCCTGATTTTGAAGAGATGCTGGGTGTTAAGATTCAAGGCGACATTAGTCCTATTGCACGACACCATCTTATCGAAGAGCTTGACGGGAAGTACGAAGACTATCAGGTTGTTGAATCTACGTTCTCACAAAGAGGGCGGCGAGGTGTTGCTTCAGTGCCTCCAATGGATGCCAACAGCCAGGACGTAGGCGTTCTTATCGGCTCAGAGGACATTTCAAAGCTTGATAAGTACTCAGAAGACGATCCACGTGTACTCTCTCTAACAGGTGCTTTTAATATTGGTAACCGCGGGATTGTTGAACTGGTTGAGGTCTTCAAGAACGAGATCGAATTCTTACACACAATTATTACTGCAACACAGGAAAAGAGAGTTCCTTGCCCAGGTAAGCACGATATGCTTCACTTTGATGGGGTTATTCTTGCACACTGCAACGAAGCAGAGTGGAACAAGTTCCAAAGCGAACACACCAATGAAGCTATTCTTGACCGTGTTGTAAAAATCAACGTTCCTTATGTTCTAGAGCTTGATCAAGAGATTAAGATCTACGAGAAGATTCTTGGTCGATCTGACTTTGATGCTCATATTGCACCTCACACTCTTAGAGTTGCTTCGATGTTCAGTGTAATGTCTAGACTTAAGTCTTCTCAAAAGTGTGACCTTCTAACAAAGATGAAGATTTACAACGGCGATGATGTCATTGAAAAGGGGCGAGTTAAGAAGGTTGACATTAGAGACCTAAGAGAAGAAGCACCGAACGAAGGAATGAACGGTATTTCTACTCGCTTTATCATGAAGGCAATTGATAACGCTCTGTCCGACGCAGAGAAAAATATCATCACACCAGTCTCAATAATCAATTCGCTCCAGAAGCAGGTTAAAGAACAGCTTATCGACGAAGACTTCAAGGAGACGTGTTTAGGTCTTATTCAACAGGTCGTTCGTGAAGAGTATCTTAAGATTCTAGAAACAGAGATCGCTAAGGCATTTATTACTGCATACGAAGAGCAGGCACAATCTTTGTTTGACGCGTATCTTGATAATGCAGAAGCCTACACAACTCGTCAAAAGCTAAAAGATAGAATCACAAAGCAGGAAATGGAGCCAGACGAAAACTTCATGAAGTCCATCGAAGAGCAAATTGGAATTACAGGCTCATCGCGCGACGGATTTCGAAGTGATGTTACTGCTTACATGTTTGCTAGAATGCGACGTAAAGATACAGTTGACTATACTAGCTACGAGCCTCTCAAGGAAGCAATCGAATCGTACCTGATCTCATCAGTTAAGGACATGGCAAGAATTGTGACCAAGTCTAAAACCAGAGACGATGAGCAACAAAAGAAATACAGTGACATGGTGCAGGTTATGATTGATGAGTACGGTTATAATGCTGACAGTGCGGAAGAGATTCTCACATATGCTAGCAATAACCTGTGGCGTGACAGTTAATAGGAGGTTGCATGAATATTCAAATGCCAGAAGTGTTGACAGTAAGCTCGGCTGCTTTGTTAATCGGTGGACAGATGACTGCCGGTTGGGTCTTTCTTGGTTTGGGCATTGTTGGAGCAGTTATGCGTCTTGGTCTAGAGATGCAGGCAAAGCAAGAGCAGGCAAAAAAGATGGAAGACACAGCTCAGTCGATTAATGAAGCCGGAGAAGCAATTGGAAGATTTATTAATTCTCTCGGAAACACAAACCGAAACAGTAACTCAAATTTGAATTAGGTCGATGTTATGTCGACCACCAAAGTACTACTCCGAAAAGAGATAGACTCACAAATAAACACACTTCTTAGCGAAGCTTCAGAGAAAGTTGATGATTTATTGAATTGTCAGCTTTCTTTTTTATACGGAAAAAGTCCACTTCAAGCACAAATAATTGACACCCTAAGAATTGTATCAGAAATGTCCACAGATGATTCTAGTGGGCATGCCCTTAGAAACCTATTGGTCAACACAGTCTTAACCTCAGAAGGACTCTGGGCTGGGTCTGGATTCATTTCTTTGGTTGTACTCCTGGAGGCAAATAAGTCTCTTCAAAAAATCAGGCATATGGGTGGATCATATGATATCGATCAAGCTGCGCTATCAAGAGAGATAACCCGTAGTTCTAGAAGGTCGAGTAGTAAAGAAATATTTGAAAGCTTGAATTGCCTTACTAGATCTTCATATGAACTTGATTTGACCCGACAAATACTAGAAATGTGTGGGTCCTCTTCTAGCGCCAACATATCAGACACTGTAGGTATGCACACCTTTATTGAAAGACACAGTGGCTATAACATTAGCGTCGACCCTTCTGACTTATTCTGGACTGCTAGTCAGGCATCCATCATTTCACTCTACTCACCAAAGATTGTGTGCATCGATGGAATTTGCGAGTCGATGTCTGAGTTGCACAACATCATAGACACATCATTTCAAACAGGTCAGTCAGTTGTTATCTTTGCTAGAGGGTTTCATGACGATGTAACAAACACGCTAGCGGTTAATCACGCCAAGGGAATGCTAAATGTCATACCGATAACTGTTCCCTACGATTTAATGGGTGTCAATCAGCTTGTGGATATTGCTGTTTGTTGTAAAACAGATGTTGTATCTTCACTAAAGGGTGAACTTATAAGCACTATTGAGTGGGAAAATCTTAAAGAGATTGACCAAATAAAAATAGTCCCAGGCAACACGGTAATTAGAAATCCATCTTCTAAAAAAAGAGCTGATCGTCATCGTGCAAGTATTCAGAAAAAGTACATCAACTTGTTGAACAAAGATCTGCTTCAAAAAGAAGGAGAGGCAGATCTTACTGGTGAACAAATTAACTCAATAAGAGACTCTAACAGAGAGCAAGGAAAAATAATGCAAAAAAGAATGCTCTCTCTTATGTCAAGCGGTGTAAAAGTTGTTCTAGGGAAAGAACACGGTTCTACACATGGCCTAAGAAAAGATAGAGTCCAGACTCTTCTTAGGGTATATGGACAAGGCAGCAAGCATGGCTTAGTCAATCTTTATAATATTAACACAGAAAATCTAGACTACATTTCTTCAAATGTCATTAGTCGTCTTAAGGCTGCTGGATTATCTTCTATGTCTCCCCCTTCTTTGGCGTGTGGTTTTAGGGTGGGCTTAGCAAACGCAAAGCTAATGCAAAAAATCGGTGCATGGTTGGCGATAGATGAGTAAGAAAAAGAAATGGAAGAACAAATGGAGATCTCCCTCGAAAGACAGGGTACTGTCTTTTGATGAAGTGGTAGACATTATCGCAAACAACAAGAAGCACTCAGTTCACATAGGGACTGACTCACACATTAAAAAAGGCACAACAGGAAAGCATGTATTTGCAACTGTGATCTGCCTGTATGAGCAGGGAAATGGGGCATTTTACTATTTCTCTAGGGAGACTCCTGAAAAATGTTTTCAGTCTTTGGCGGAAAGAATTATGGAAGAAGCATCTAGATCTCTTGTCCTCGCTCAAGAAATATGCACAAAGTTTCCGAACAGAAAAATTGTTGTGCATTCTGATACAAATACTGACATTCGATATCCTACTACTAAGTTCACACCTACGATTAGAAACTGGGCGAAGTCTATTGGGGCTGAATTTTTAGCTAAACCTGAAGCGTGGGCAGCTACTAGTGTCGCAGACTGGCACGCGAAATAGACATTTTACTTAGTCGCTTGCCTCGCTGTATAAATACGTACAGCTATCAAAGGAGATACACACATGTCACTCGAAACAAAAGTAGGCCGCGCGGCCTTAGACATTATGGAAGTAGCTAAGACTAAAGTCGCCACTGGGCTTTTAGAGGCAAGGAATGAAAGGCGGCTAGATGTTACAGATGAGCAACTAGCACTTATCATGCAGCATGTTAATGCAGCACTTGATGCGACTTTTACACCTTCTGCTGAAATGTTGCAACGCGTAATCAAGAGCGAAAAGTAAGAATGATGAGAGGACAACAACACTTAATACAGTGTCATTGTATGCTGCCGCAGTATAGAGGCAGAAAAGATCCTGTGTTTCATAAATTTGTTGTCTTCTCTGTAATAGACGAAAGCGACACTGTAATTCCTAAATACTGCCAGTGCAATAACTGCGGTGCAGTTCACAAAGTTTATGATATTTGTAAGTCAGAAATGATTACCGGAAAAGATGAACTAAATACAGTCACAACTATTTCTGAAATTAGACGTGGACTTCCTGCTGACATTAGAGAGATTTTAGACACTTATAATTGCGACCTGCCTATTTGGGAAAATGTCTTGTTCATCTATTTGAACAAGCTTTGGGGACAAACCGTTGTCATGACTAGAGATACGATTAACAACGAAGTTCAAGGAAAAATTTTACGTCTCAACGGTGAAGATTCAATTATGATAGAGAACTATATCATTAGTGAGACTGTGTGATGGAAAACAGGACAAACAAAAATTTGACACCTGATCAACAGACGGCAACGCTTGAAAATGTTGTTGCTAGAGAAATTGTTCAGGAAATCTTAAAGTATGGCGTTACTCAAGGTCAGATTGTTAAGATTATTGAAGTTTTAGCTATGGAGCTAGAAAACCGCGATATGATGATATCGTTAGTTGAGTGTATCAATGCCGACCACAAACCAAAAAAGTCAAAGAGTGGCGGATTAATTACTGACATTTAAGGAGAAAAACATGTCTGTATTAGAACAGTGGAATGAAATTAAAGTTCTAGTTGAAAGCTTAGATCTAGACGTACACAAGAATGCAGGCGGAAATGCATCTGCGGGTGTTCGAGCACGTAAAGGGCTTCG